CGCTGGATCTGAAAACCAAAAACAAAATAAGCGAGGTGTGATTATGAAATTCAACATAACAGTTTTGAAGCTTAAGCCTTCACGCGAGCAATCGGCAGAGGTTAACGAAAAGGGATCCTGGGCAAATACTATCTGGGGCACATCGTATCTGAATTTAAATCATCTCGGTAAAGATGATGATAATCACCAGATCCTAACCAGCGATCTTTATATCCTGGCTGATTGCGGGATGTATCACACCGCGGCGCGTTACCAGATCGAAAGAAACCCGAGATACCAGGAGATGAATGGCGATGTTCCCAGCGAGCGAGAATATGATTGGTTTGCCGACCAGGTGTTTGACGCGGACAATCTGGGGATCGAAAAAGATCTGATCTGGTCCAAGCCGCGCATGCCTTCTATGTCTGTCGGAGATATTGCAATCATCGAGCGGCCAGGCTTGCCGGATCCTTCCGAGGCTCGTTACCTGGTGGCGGCTAGCTTTGGCTGGGTGGCACTAAAGGATCCGCAAAAGCAGCTGCTCGATCAATTAACCTGGTCCGATCGCATGGAAAGCTTTAGCAGCCGGGAACTACAGCAAAGCGAGCGAGACCATTATCAGCGCTGGGCGGATGCTAATGCACCTCTGACAGCCGAACCCCTGCAGGAGGCTTGATCATGGATATTCAAGAGCTAGCGCTGCCAATCGACAAGGGATGTGATCTAATGATCCAGTTAACCTATGTTAACACTGATGACGAAAAGATTATCTGTCGGCTAACTGATGCCGCAGGAGTATCGATACCTATGACGGATCCCTGGGACGGCGATGGCGGCTTATTTGAGGCCATAAAGGTATATTCTGCGGAAAGCCTGGCGGAGCTCATATTGCATGCCAGGGATCGCGTTGACGAGCTGCACAAGGCCACGGTTGATAAGCTTCTAAAGGATGGTCTCAAGAAGCTTTACGTAGACGTATAGACCAGCTCACCAGGAAAGCTTTAAGGCCCCGGCATTGCGTCCGGGGTTTTTTATTGCCTGCCCGGCGATCCTGTCCAGATCATCAAGAAGCCTGACATCGATGTCAGCTCCGGCGCTATGCTGCCCGGCTAGCCTGGTGGATGATTGCCTGGCCTGGATCCTGGTTTGGCCTGGTGGATGTTCTCCCGGCTTTCCCTGGGGCTTGTCTGGATGTCTGGCCGATCAGTTACCCGGCGACATCGAGGATGGTTATAGGTGCATCACAAGGCACCCCTCGCCCGGTTATTTTTTACGTCACGCGGATCAAATAATTGCTCAGCTGGTGGATCCTTTGCAGCTATTTCCCTTAGCTCTGACTAAGTAGGTATGAGCTTTTTAAGAGATTATTATGCATTCCCTGGGGCTTAGCTTTTATCCGTGCTACTGATCGGATCCTGGTGCCTGCTAATCATAAGAATAAGGCAGATCCAGGCTGAAATTTTACCCCGGCGAGTGCCACCCCCCCTCCCACCGGTACCGTATACAACACCCTCCCAATTTTAGGAAAATATGGACTGTAAAGTGGGCCGAGCATAGTCCCAAAGCTATCCGAGGTATTTGTACTGTCACCTATATTCTTGAATACGTAATGATATCATAGGATTAGGTTACATGGCTATTGACTAGGGTATTAGTTTAGGTTACTGTTAAGGTAGTTTGTACATGTAAAGGAAATCCAATGGGTCGTAGATTACATACATTACGCCAGAGACTAAAGAAGCATGAGAAAGCTATACTAATCTCAGAACTACAGCATGACAGAAAGCTTTGGCAGACTGCAGAAGCATTAGGCATCCGATACTGCACTCTTTGGCGTAAGATGTGTGAACATGGGATCGCCAGTAAGAATGAGTGAAGTTAGCGTAGGTTTTATCATCCGGTATGATCATTATCTAGACTTTGATGAGTCTGACGGGCTGGTGCTTCAGTTATTCGCTGGCGAGGCTCATGCTAATGATCCTGTCGAACTGACTGTACCCGTCGAAGAGTTATTCCAGGAAATGATGGTAGAGGGTAAGCAGGATCTAGACTATCAGTTTCTGTATAACATGGCCCATGAGTTTAATCGTTACTCAGAGCTAGCCAGAGAGGCTGCTAGGATGATCGAGGATAGCTCATCGTCGTTAGAAGACATGTATGGGTTGGATTGCGGGGATCTAGATTGAGCCTATTCCCTCCACAAGACACGATAGATAAAATATCTACAGGACAGACAGGTCGGCTTGGCGAATTGTTGGCCGCGTATTACCTGGAAATGTACGGGATTGGTACAGAGATCATTAGAGGTATTGGTAGTGATCTTTGGTGCAGAAGATCTGATGGTATGATGTTTACGTGTGAGGTTAAGACTTGCCACATTCCTTACGTTCAGAGCTCTACTTGTACCATGCCTTCATACAGGTTTCATATTCATTCTGATGTCCAGCGGTCAGCTGACATACATGCTTTAGTAGCGTTAGATATAGGAGGTGTTCATTTCATGGATACCTGTGAGCTACCTGCAGGCGGTAAGAAGATCCTTAAGGCCCATCGTTTTAATGAGAGCTGGATATTCCCGAGCTTAGAGACTGCCTTAAAGAGTGTAGTAGAAAATAAGAAAGCAGCCTAGCGGTTAAGCCAGACTGCTTGATTGAATACAGGATTAGTAGGGTGGTTATATATATACCGGCCCGAACAACTAAGTTCGATTATATCATGGATTACCCATTTTGTAAATCCCCAAAAAACAGTTAAGTGATTGACTTTGATTGCTTAATTTGAGATAATGTACTTATAGGCCCCAATGATCAACTTATATTATATCCGTGCAGCCATCGAGGCTAACACCGGTATCCGCCTTAGTCTCTCCGAAGTTCGTACATACCTTGTTGAAGAAGGTTTGATAACGCAGCGGCAAGCTGACGAGGAAGCTAAGACGTTTACTGGTTACGGCGATATGTTCACCTTTGATGATGCATCTCGCGTGACCGAAGATTTTGATCACAATATGGGTCTCCCAGATAGTTACGTGTCCTAGGAGAGACTAATGAATAAAGCAAAATGCGGTGCATCTAACCCAGCGGCTAAAGCTAAGCCTAAAATGAACATGGGTGGTTACATGAAGATCGATAAGAAGAAACCAATGGGTGCAGCCAAGGGCGGCTACATGAAGAATAAGAAGTAATGTTTGTCGGGGTGTTACTTCTGTGTGCGTCTGTAACAGATGTATCGACATGTGATGTCCAAATGAACCCTACGACCGTCTACCTTACTAGAAACGAATGCTCAGCTGAGATGCTCGATATTGCCAAATACGCAGCGAATAGATTGCAACTGGTGACCAAGCCGTACTGCTTTCCAGTAAAGGGATATAAAATCTAGCAAACTTTCCGGGGGGGAGTGATGCTTGCAGAAATTGCAATGGCCAATGCTGCCTTTAGCGTTATCAAAAAGGCAGTGCAGAATGGCCGTGAGCTAGCTCAATGCGGTAAATCCATCAGTGATTTTTTAAGCGCAGAAGATAGTCTCAAAGACAAAGCTGAAAGTGATAAGAAGTCTATATTCAAGAAGGTGATGGGGAAAGACACCGCCGACTTTGAAAGCTTCTTAGCCTTAGATCAGATTAAGGAACAGCGTAGGCAGCTTGAAAGTCACATGCGGCTCTACGGTCGCCCTGGATTGTATGATAGCTGGGTAGAGTATCAGGGGCAGGCTAGGAAGGCCCGTAAAGCGGCGGAGAAGCAGCGCCAGAAGGAACGGGAAGAGCTTATAGAAGCTATCTCTATTTCTGCCGGTGTTATTGTTATTTTCGGCCTGGCAATAGGCGGTGCCTACCTTTTCTACAAATACAAGATGTAATGTTGATATATTGCATAGCGGGTATTCCACTAAAGGTAGATCTAAACCTTTGTTAATCATGTTATAATTACCTTAGTTCAACTAAGGAGACTAACATGAACTTCATTAAATCTATATTAACCAGCATCGCCCGAGCACAACAAGCCCGTGTTCATTACTGGCAGCTGCAAAATCTCACAGACAAAGAGCTCCGAGATATTGGAATTACCCGCGGTCAGATCCGAGGTATTCTAGCTGAGGAGATGAAACGATAACCACTGAATGGAATCTTTATGCCTACGACGAAGAATGTTGAGAGATTGCCTAGTGGTCGTCTGAAGTACAGCGGTAAGACCTATAAAGATCTTAAAGCTGGTACGATGAATAAGGGCGGTATGGCTACCAGGAAAGTCAAACGCAAATGACCGATGCTCGGCTAGAACGCATCGAAAAGAAGCTAGATGAGATGGGCGAGGCGATAGTAGCCTTGGCCCGGATGGAAGAGCGTATGGTGTCTTTGTTCAAGAAAATGGACGCCTATGATGCTAACCAGGTACGCACTAATGAGCGTATCGAGCGCCTTGAAAAAGTACAGGGTGTTAACGGGCAGACACTTAGGTTTGCCGAGCGCGTCTTCTGGATCGTAATCTCTGCCGCTGTCGGCTTCATGTTCTTCAAGATGCGAAACCCCTGATCCTTAATAGAGGCTACAATACAATGACCGAAAAGAAGCTCTCAGAACGCCAAGAGAAGTTCATCGAAGCTCTGCTAGGTGAGGCCAAAGGCAATGTCCGCCAGGCTATGCGTATTGCTGGATACAGCGACACTACAGCCATCCGAGAGGCTATGGCACCGGTTGCTGAGGAAGTTGCCGAGGCGGCACAGATGTTACTGGCCCTAAACGCTCCTAAGGCTGCGCTAGGCATGGTTGGCGTATTAGATGATCCTTCATCACTTGGCGCACGAAATGTTGTAGCAGCGGCGAAAGAGCTTCTGGACCGTGCCGGTGTAGTTAAGAAAGAAAAAGTAGAGGTAAGCGGACCAGCTGGCTCCATGTTTATCCTACCTCCAAAACAAAGTTCTGAATGACAGACGATCCTGATTTTCCAATCAAGCGCCGAGCCAATGCTAGCTCAAAGATAGCTTACGGATATGTACCTACCAAAGAAGATCCTAGAGTATGTGTACCAGATCCGGCTTTCGTGCCGTTTGTACGCGAAGCTTTAGATCACATTGATCAGGGCGGAAGTCTGCGGGAGACAGCTGCCTGGCTTACCGAGAAGACCGGCGTCTCTATCAGCCACCAGGGTATCAACCGCATATGGAAAGAGCGTAGAGGATCTCTACCTGAAAACCAGCGCGAGAAGCAGCAAAAGAAACAACGCAAGAAGGTAGCTCCAAAAACTGGACCCGCGAAAGCTAAGGCCAAGATTAAGCGCAAAGCATCTGACGCGAAACGTGTATTAGCGATGCAGCAGAAAAAGCTTGAAGCCTGGGTTGATAAGGACAAGCCGGAAGACAATATTAAGACTGTACCACTTTCTGACAGCCTAGATTTTGACTCTATCGAAAAGAACCAGGAAGATCGAACCGTTGTATTTGCTCCAAATCCTGGGCCACAAACAGACTTCCTAGCAGCGTCAGAAAACGAAGTACTATATGGTGGCGCAGCCGGTGGTGGAAAAACTATGGCCCTCATCGCAGACCCCATGAGGTACTTCGATAATGGTAACTTTAACGGTATTATCTTACGTCGAAGCACAGACGAACTACGTGAAATTGTTTGGAAAACTCAAGAGCTATACCCTCAAGCGTTTCCTGGTGCAAAGTGGGGAGAGAAGAAGAGCCAGTGGACGTTTCCGAGTGGCGCAAGGATCTGGCTAACCTACCTTGATCGTCCTGAAGATGTTCTACGTTACCAGGGCCAAGCCTTTAGCTACATCGCTTTCGATGAGTTGACGCAACACCCCACGCCCTTCGCGTATCTGTATATGAAATCTCGCTTGAGAACGACCGACCCTACGCTTCCTACTTTTCTCCGCGCAACAACAAACCCAGGTGGCCCCGGACATAGTTGGGTCCGCAAGATGTATATCGACCCTGCGCCTGCAAACCAGGCATTTGCTGCAACGGACATCGAAACAGGTAAAACCCTGGTGTACCCGGAAAGCCATGAGAAAGCAGGACAACCTTTATTTACCCGGCGGTTTATACCTGCCAGCCTTTACGACAACCCGTATCTGACTGCAGACGCGAGCTACGAGGCTAACCTTCTATCTCTTCCTGAAATGCAGAGGCGACAGCTTCTGGAAGGCGATTGGGATGTAGCAGATGGGGCAGCATTCCCCGAATTCAAGAAGGCTGATCATGTGATCGAGCCGTTTGATATTCCTAACGAGTGGCGGAGATTTCGTAGCTGTGATTACGGCTACAGTAGTTACTCAGCGGTCCATTGGTTCGCAATCGATCCATCTTATGAAACATTATATTGTTATAGGGAACTCTATGTCTCAAAACACACAGGAAAAGATCTTGGCGCAGCTGTTCTCGAAGCAGAGAGAGGTGAACCAATTAGTTACGGAGTATTGGACAGCTCTTGCTGGCACAATCGTGGCCAACTTGGACCGAGTATTGCCGAAGAAATGATAGCAATGGGGTGTCGTTGGCGTCCAAGTGATCGGACAGCTGGCGCACGGGTGGCAGGTAAAAATCAATTTCATCAACGCCTTAAAGTAGACGAAGAAACTAGCCTCGCTGGCATTATTTTTTTCAATACCTGCCGCCAGATTATATCGGATCTACCAGTTATTCCTTCAGATCCCCGAGGATCGGATGATATCGACCCACGATATGCGACCGATCATGCCTACGATAGCGTAAGGTACGGCATAATGAGCCGTCCTAGATCAGCTTCCCCATTTGATATGGGTAAAGGCGTTCCAATTCAGAACTATCGCCCAGCTGACGCCTCGTTTGGCTACTAGAAATACCTAATATAGCTAAAAGGAAGCCCTAATGGCCTTCATGAACCCCCCAGAAGACGTAGTAAACTCCGAAGATCTAACAGAACTTGCTGATGTAGCTGTTTTGGAAGAGGACGGGGATGTAGAAGGTGAAAATACCGAGTACGGTGGGGTAGTTGCGATGGTTGAGTCGGCTTTCCGGCGCTCAAAAGACCACAGATTATCGGATGAAACTCGCTGGTTGATGTCTTATCGCAATTATCGGGGAATTTACGGCCCAGAGGTGCAGTTTACGTCTACTGAGAAGTCCAAGGCCTTCGTTAAGATCACAAAAACCAAGGTTTTGGCGGCATACGCGCAAATCGTTGACGTTTTGTTTGCAGGAAACAAATTTCCCATAGGTATTGAGACTCGAAACACCCCTAACAACGTGGCCGGTGAAGTAAATTACGACCCAGAACAGATTACCTCTGAAAAGGTTAAAGAACGGGCTAAAATAGACTTCAAAGTAGCCCGTAAGTACAACAGACCGGAAATTGAGCGTGATCTGGGCGTATATAAAGACGTTTTGTCCCCAGTACACGAAGAATTGAATACTGGGGCGGGAACATCACCTACCTCCGTTACATTTGAGCCTGCCAAAAAGGCAGCATTGATGATGGAAAAGATGATGCATGACCAGCTTGATGAAAGTCAGGCGTCCAAGCACCTTAGAGCGATGGCTTTTGAATGCTCTTTGTTTGGTACAGGCATTATCAAAGGCCCATTCGCCTATGACAAAGAGTATCCGAGATGGAATGAAGAAGGCGTATATTCCCCTGAATTCAAGACTATTCCTAAGATTGAGTCAGTAAGCTTGTGGGATTTCTATCCAGATCCCGATGCTCGTAGTATGAATGAGGCTGAATTTACGATCCAACGCCATCGTATGAGCCGTACTAACATTCGTAGCCTTAAAAACCGCCCACACTTTCGTGAAGAAAGTATTGAGCTGGCTATCGGCTATGGATCTAACTACGTCCGGGAATATTGGGAAGATGCCCTAGAAGACAACTCAAACTCTGACGATATCGACCGTTACGAGATACTTGAGTATTGGGGCATGCTAGACACTGAGATTGCCGAAGAGGCGGGTCTAGAGCTCCCAGAGGATATGCAAGATCGTACAGAAGTCCAGGTCAATATCTGGATCTGCAACGGCCAAATCCTGCGTCTAGTAATCAACCCATTTACTCCGAGCCATATCCCATATCACAGCGTACCCTTCGAGATGAACCCATACTCATTTTTTGGTGTAGGTGTTGCTGAAAATATGGAGGATACGCAGCTCATAATGAACGGAACGCTACGGCTCGCAATAGACAATGCCGCTCTATCCGGGAACCTTTTGGTAGAGGTAGATGAGACCAATCTCGTTCCAGGACAGGACATGGAGATCTACCCCGGCAAAGTGTTTCGGAGACAGGCGGGTGCCCCTGGTCAAGCGATTTTTGGCACCAAGTTCCCCAACGTGTCTAACGAGCTTCTAATGATGTTTGATAAGGCACGACAGCTAGCAGATGAGGCCACAGGTATTCCCTCATTTTCACACGGCTCTACCGGCGTCACAGGTGTTGGACGTACAGCCAGTGGTATGTCGATGCTTATGGGTGCCGCTGCAATGAGCATTAAAGCTGTGGTCAGCAATGTAGATGACTACCTACTAGCGCCCTTAGGTAAGGCTCTGTTCGCCTTCAATATGCAATTTGCCTTCGACGAAGAGTACACAAAGGGCGACTTAGAAGTAATTGCAAAGGGTACTGAGAGCCTGATGCGAAATGAGATCCGCAGCCAACGCTTACTGCAATTTATGCAGATGTCTGCAAACCCAACTATGCAGCCCTTTGTAAAATATGACTATATCTTACGCGAGCTGGCAGCTTCTATGGATCTGGATGAAGATAAGATCTTAAACGATCCACGTGAAGCCGCAATTCAACAGAAAATGATGGCTGAAATACAGGCCATGATGCCCCAGCAACCTCCACAGCCTCCACAGGCTCAAGGAGCAGTCCCTGGAGTGGGTGACCCCACTGGAACGGGTGGTGGCAATATAGCGCCCGGTAACGCCCCTGAACCGGGCTCTCAGGGCTTCACAGGAGCCGGAGGCGGAGCCAATGGGGGTAATGCACCTCAACAGCCTCCTGCAGCGCCACAAGGCCCCGTACAGTAATGAGTAAGGACTTATATCGCTCCCTACTTCCGCTTGTTAACGAGCATGAGCAAATGAAGCGTCTACAGGCATACGTTGATTATCGTATCGAAGGCCTACGTGACCAGCTCGAGACCTTAGGTGATGCCGACCAGGTTAAGGCATATCAAGGTGCTATCCGAGAACTACGTCGATTTAAGACCTTAAGAGACGAAGTACGTAAAGGGGCTGAATGATGGCAGATGATCTAGAAGCCACCCAGACATACTTCTCTCCGCAGACGCAGGAAGAGCTAGATGAGATGCTGGCTAGTATGGGTAACGACCGACCTGTCCGTACTATTGGCGCAACTTTAAGCCCCACACTCCGGGATGAGTTAGGTAACCCTGTTCCTATAGATCAGTCTGGTAAACCCATCTACTTTGAATCTAATCCTAATTACGACCCTAACGCTAAGCCTAGTTTCGCTAATGCCAAGAAAAATATAGCGGCTGCAGCGGATAGCGTATCAGAATTTGTATCTGACCCCGTAGGCGGGATTGCTGATTTCGGTAGGGGTGTCGTAGATGCTGGGGCAGACTTTGTAGACCGAGCTCGTACAGGTAATTCAACTCTTGGTGATGTCTTTGGTACGTTAGGTACAATGATGGGCTTTGGCCCTGCAACAAGTATCGCCACTAGAGGCTTATCTAATACGATTACGGATTTTTCTGATCCTTCTACGTCTAGGATTTTTCTTACCCCTAAGACACCTAACCTTACTCCTGAGCAGTCTGCTAACTATGTGACTGCGTTGGACTTAGCCGACCAGGGCGCAAACCCTCTTACCATCAAACAACAAACTGGATGGGAGAACCTGGCAGGTAAGGAATGGGTATACGAAATAGACGATAGCGCTTCTCAAACCCGTGCAACAGCTCTTAATACCGGTGCTACTATTGATAAAGAATTTACCGTCCCAGGCGGGTCTATTACTGGACAAGAGCGTAAAGGGTTACTGTTAGCAGCGCAGCGCGACATGATTAATCTCAAAAAGCAGTTTAAAGCAAACGAGATAAACGAGCAGACGTATCTTGATTTAGCTGAAGCGAGACAAAGAGCCTTAGATACAGAGCTATCCTCTAAGTCAGATGACAGAGTTGTAAGCCGATCTGTACCCCTTGCCCCGACCATGAAAGACCGAGGCAGGCTAGATCAGGTTTTCTACCACCCGGAGCTTTCTAACTACGTAGATACTTCAGGTTACACGGCTACCTCTGGGGCTCTTAAAGGTCGTAAAGAAGGCGTCATGGGAGACCACGACCCATATGCAAAACACATAAACGTGTTTACTCGCCAGGATCCCGATCAACGACTTCCAACCATGTTACATGAAGTTCAACACCTTACGGATGCTGCTTCTAAGTCTCCTGGGAAGGGCTTTAACACAGACAGATCCCCTAGAGTTAGGGCAGCTGCACAATCCATATTTGATAACAAGCTACGGTCCTTTGTACAAAATAAGATGCAAGACACCCTAGATACTATAAACATCTACACTTTTGGTGCGGAGATGGATGATATTGGGCTAACAAACTTACTCTCTAATTCATTAGTTTATGACAAGCCTTCAGGATCAAGAATTTTAGACAAAAATCTTTTGAAAGAAAACATGGAGGTTAACGGTTTCACGGATACCGACCTTACATTCAATTATATGGAAGAAACTAATCCACAAACTCTACAGTCCATAGAAGAGTATGCCTCCATCCTTGGTAGTCGGGAAAATACTCTATCCCGATATTCTGACTTTAAGATCTATGAAATGGAGTTAGGAGAAGTCAAAGCTCGCTTAGCTGCGGATCGTTCAAAGCTAACCGATGAGCAGCGCCGTAACTCCTTAGCTACTGAAGACATAGCCACAACCAGTAAGAAAATACCGGTAAATTTGTCGGCAATATTCACCCCGGATGAATTCTAATACAGGCAACCAGTACATGGAAAAATCACTTCGCCCCAAGGCTCGCCCAAAGACAGTTATATCCTCTGAAGACGCAGATAAGATTGAACGTGTGGTGTGGGCTGAGGCCCGTGGAGAAGGCGTAGAAGGCCGTAACGCTGTACGTGGGGTGATCTTCAACAGATTAGCCTCTTCACGCTTCCCAAACGACATAGATGGGGTTCTGACCGCAGATGAGTTTGAACCGATCCGTAAGTATGGTGACGTTTACAGCATTCCCGTACCAGAAGAGGATTTGCAACAGGGCCACGCTGAGTTTGCGGATTACTATCAGATGGGTAATGACGCAGTTAATGGGCGTACATTCTTTCAGAACACAAGCACAACTAAGGCCCGTGGCACAGACTTCTCTGGCCCAGACCCAATCACCATTGGTAAGCACACTTTTACCCGTGGGTACGAAGGCCAAGAGCCAGTGTACGACACAGATTTTTCACATAACATTACAGTGACCTACCCAGAATATGCAGAGGCCAACACAGAAGGTATGGCCCTTGGTGGTTTAGCAGTAGCGCGAAAAGGCATTATGACCCCGGAAGGTAAAGACATGGCAGATAATAAATTTCAATTAGACGAAAACAAAGCAGATCTGGACAATGACGGGTCTCTCTCGTCTTACGAAAAAACCCGTGCAGAAGCTGTACAGAAAGCCGTAGATAATCCCGACCAGGATGAAAAGTACTCTATGTACCACGGCGGAATGATGGATCCTGTAGATCCTGTTTCAGGCAATCCTATTCCACCAGGCTCTACTGCAGAGAATGTGCGAGATGATATAGACGTTAACCTGTCTGAAGGTGAGTACGTCTTACCTGCAGATGTTGTGAAATGGCATGGCCTGAAACACATCATGGAGATGCAGGATGAAGCCAAATCAGGTTTAATGATGATGGACAGTATGGGCCTACTCGTAGGTGATACACCTGTATATGAAGAATGCTCACAATGTTCTGGCGAAGGCTGTGAATACTGTGAAGGAGAAGCCTCTGAAGAGGACGAAATGGAGACACCTGAGGGAAATGAGATTGAACTTCCAACAGTAGAAACTGTTGAGAGTGAGATCATCGAAGGTGATGAAACTGAAGAACTTGCTGAAGATGAAATGTACGGCAAGGAAGAAGAAAGCATGCCTTCGATGTTTGGCATGGTGAAAAGACCAAAGATCTCTTTCATCATTTAACATCACTGGGCCACCCGCAAAGCGGCCCCCACCCCCAGAGGAAAATATGGCTAAGTATAAGAACGCACTCCGCGAAGATGCGGATGATATGACCTATTCACAAGAACTTGCTGCAACACAGGTAGAAAACCAACCACAAGAGGAAGTTAGCCCTGATAGCGAAGATGCTAGTTTCCGTAAACGGTATGGAGACCTGCGGCGACACATGCAGCAAACCCTGACACAAAAAGACCAGGAACTTACTGATATTAAGCGTCAGCTAGATAGTGCTGCTAAAGGTCAAATCAAGTTCCCTAAATCAGATGAAGACATTGAAAAGTGGTCTAAAAAATACCCTGATGTAGCTCAGATCGTAGATACCATTGCCCGTAAGCGAGCAAACGAAGCACTAGAAGAAGGTGAACGGCGCTTAGAAGGTCTGAAACAGCTAGAGAATAAGATGACCCGCAAAGAAGCTGAAGGCCAGCTACTATCTTTGCACCCCGACTTTCATAAGATCCGTAGTGATACTGGGTTCCATGAGTGGGTAGCGGAGCAACCGCAGTATATCAAGGATGCCCTCTATAAGAATAACTCAGACGCAAGGGCAGCTGCTCGAGCGATTGATCTTTATAAAGCAGATAAGGGAATTCGACGTAAGTCTTCCACCTCTGCAGATGCCGCAAAAGCGGTAGGTAAAACCTCCAGAAGCGCCCCAACCACAACCGGGCAGGCAACATTCTCTGAATCACAGGTCCAACAAATGTCGGACAAAGAGTATGATAAAAATGAAGATGCCATTCTGGAGTCCATGCGTAAAGGTAGCTTCTCATATGATGTTACCGGAGCAGCACGTTAGTACTTGATATAAAAGAACTTTTCGTGTTATAATGTAGTTGTCAATAAGAGGCTAAATAGCCCTTGATCACTACATGAGGCCACCTTTCAAGGTCTACCCTCAACCATTCCCAAATTCAGAAGATCAAAGACGTTCTAGTCTACCAGCAATGGAGAGGCCCGGAGCTATAATATCACGGCCTGATATGTAGCTGCGCACCCTCAAACCCATGCTGCCACTGTTTGTCCCCTTCTGTGTTCTGTCCAGAGCCTTTTCGGCTCCGCCATTTCACAAGGAGAAACAAAATGGCATTTCCATCAGCAGGCGGTTACGGCAATTTACCAAACGGTAACTTTAGTCCTGTAATCTATTCCAAAAAAGTACAGAAGGCTTTCCGCAACAGTTCCGTTGTAGAAGACATCACAAACACTGATTACGCAGGTGAGATCGCCAACATGGGCGACAGTGTTAAGATTATTAAAGAGCCTGAAATCACTATCAATTCTTATGCACGTGGTACAACACTTGCGACTCAAGATATCACCGATTCCGATTTCACAATGATCGTCGATCAAGCCAACTACTTTCAGTTCGCACTCGACGATATAGAAGAGGCACATAGCCATATTAATTTCATTGATTTGGCAACAGACCGTGCTGGTTTCAAACTGCGTGATGCATTCGACCAAGACGTATTGGGCTACATGTCCGGTTACTCCTGGAACGGTTCTGCATGGGTGGCTCGTACCGCAGCGGCAGGCACAAAAGCAGATGCAGCCGCAGGCAACGACGAATTGCTTGCAGCTAACAAGCTGACACAAGGTGCCTTCGGTGGTTCCACTGCAGCTAACTCCATTCCTGTAACTGCAGGCGGTGGTGCTGGTGCTTTGACTTCACCTTTGGCTGTTCTAAACCGCATGGCTCGTCTAATGGACGCAGCTAACGTGGACACAGACAATCGTTGGGTCGTATGTGACCCGGTGTTCAAAGAGATCTTGCTCGATGAAGACGCGAAGCTGATTAATTCTGACTTCGGTGGAGAAGGCGAAGTGCGTAACGGTCGTATGCCCGGCACCATTCGTGGCTTCCGCGTCTACACAAGCAACAACCTTCCGTACAAGGGAACTGGGGCTGGCGCGAGCTCGGCAAGTGGTTCTGCGACGAACTTTGGTGTTCTGGTTGCTGGCCATGACTCCTCTGTGGCAGTAGCTGACCAAATTGCAAAAACTGAGAGCTTCCGCTCACCAGATACCTTCGCAGACATCGTCCGCGGGATGCAATTATACGGCAGAAAAATCCTTCGTCCAGAAGGACTTATCACTGCAAACTACAACTTAGCCTAATAGCTAAGCGGGGGCAGGGCAACTTGCCCCCTACACTCCTTTTAAGGATCATTCATGCCTAGTACATATCTAAATCTATGTAACATGGTGCTACGCCGCATCAATGAAGTAGAGATTGCAGCCGACGATTTTTCGTCGGTTCGTGGCGTTCAGGCTTTAGTGAAAGATGCGGTACGAGCGGCTATAAGCAAGATTAATCAAGCTGAGTTTGAGTGGCCCTTTAATGCTTCTGAGCATACTCAAGTTTTAACGCCAGGACGTACAGAATACGATTGGCCAAATTATTTTAAAATCGCTGACTTTAACACCTTCCAGATTCAAAAGGACAGCTCACTTGGTGTTGGCTTTAAGACCTTACGAGCTATTGAGCGAGATGAGTGGTATGCTCAACATCGCGATGATGACTATGAGGCTGGTTCTTTAGGTCGGTCTGTTCCTAACCTCGTATTTCCATCTCATGGCACTGGCTTTGGCGTATCGCCGTCTCCAGACCGGGCCTATAGTGTTCGTTTCAGATACTACCTGAACTACGCAGATCTTACTACGTATGACGATGTAACCCGGATACCGGAGAGCTTCGATACCGTCATTATCGATGGTGCCATATATCATCTCTACATGTTCAAAGATAACCTCGAGGCCGCTAACGCTGCCTTTATTGCGTTCCAATCGGGTCTAAAAGATCTACAGACACTTTACATCAACAGCTATGAGTACATCCGAGATACAAGGATTAAGTTCTAATGCCTGATGAAATCCAGAGTTATAAGCTGGTATGTTCTGGTGGCCTAAACAGCAACGAAAATCACTTGTTTCTGTCAGAGGCCGCAGCTGGTGCAGCCACTCGCCTGGTTAACTATGAGCCCAGCCTATACGGTGGATATCGTCGTGTAGAAGGTTTTGGTCTTCTTGGAGGATTAGACGTTGAGGTTGGTGCAGGCTCAGCCACAGGACCAGTACTTTGTGTAGCGATATACAGAAACGAGCATATTGGTAATCCATACGTGATTGCTGCCCGTAAAGATAGCGGGGCTAACACATACAAGTTCTATCGGTTTGTAGATTACGTGGGCTGGCAGGCAATGACCAACAGCCTAACTTTAGCCACCACATCTGGATCTCGCACAGTAACAAAGATCCGACAGGCCCAATTTGATTTTGGGTCCGGGTCTAACATTATCTTCGTAGACGGTGTTAACAACGCTATCTTGTTTGATGGTCAAAACTGGAAACAACTTAACAGTACCAATACTGGCACTTCTTCTAGTCCCGGTGGAGATCAGATACTTAATGCCCCAGCAATTGTGGAAGTGTTTGAGAACCACATTTTCTTTGGCGGTGACCTCACCTCTAGGGCTGTAATATGCCACTCCGCTCCCACAGACCCTTATAACTTTACCGTTGCCGCTGGTGCCGGACAAATTACTCCTGGGTTCAATGTTGTACAGTTTAAGCCTTTTCGGGATGATTTGTACGTTTTTGGTATCAACGCCATTAAGAAAGTAAGCCCTGATCTAACTGCAGGCTTTGTCCTCGATCAGGTTACTGCAAACGTGGGCTGCGTTGCTAGAGATAGCGTTCTGGAAATAGGTGGGGATCTAATATTCCTTTCACCAGAGGGATTTAGACCGGTTGCCGGAACTTCCAGGATCGGTGATGTAGAGATCCAGACATTGTCTAAAGCAATCCAGGTCACTCTGGTCGATATGATCCGAGACTTTGATATGGATACGCTTAACGGTGTTGTTATCCGGGGTAAGTCTCAGGTGCGTTTCTTTGTAGGGGACAACGGTACAGAGGTAACCGATAGCTTTGGTATCATTGGCGGTCTAGCCGATCAACAGGGTACGATCTCCTGGGAGTTTGGGGAGATGCAAGGCATCCGGGCTTCATGCTGCACCTCGGATTACATTGGTCGTACAGAGTATGTCATCCACGGCGACTACGATGGAAAAGTCTATCGCCAAGAGCAAGGTACAAGCTTTAACGGAGAAGATATATTAGCAGTATATGCCACTCCGTATTTAGATTTTGGTGACACAGAAACCCGTAAAACAATGCGGAAGGTTAACACCTTTGTTCGTGCAGAAGGTCCGGTAGAGGTCTTTCTGTCTATGTCGTATGATTGGGGTGATTATTCAACCTCGCGGCCTTCTACATACTCTCAGAAAAGTGCCGGTGGCCCCGTGGAATACGGCGGAAGAAACATCGACTACTCCGCAGCAAATGTCCTCTACGGCGGTAACTCTAAACCCATCATGACTTCCGACATCCAAGGTTCAGGCTTCTCCTCAAGAGCTACCTTTGTGACTGTTGGTCAGTCTGAGCCTTACAGCATCCAAGGCATAGTATTTGAATTCTCGATTTCAGGAAGGCGATAATTTATGGCAGGTTATGTACGCCAATCAGTTGCGGATATCATTAACGGCGCAGAGATCACTGCCCCACCGCTTAATGCTGAATTTAACCAATTACGAAATGCTTTTGATGCTACTGGCGGTCACTCGCATGATGGTAGTGCAGGCAACTCACCAGCAATCAATCTACAGACTTCTGTCAGCGGATACCTACTACCCATCAACGGTGGTACGGGCGGTAAGAGCAATGTAACTGCAACATCCAATCCCACTATAACCGACGATGGAAATGCAGGCTACGCACCCGGCTCTATCTGGTTAAACACCAGTACCAACCGTATCTTTATCTGCGTGAACAACACATCCTCTGCGGCTGTATGGTTTGAGGCAGTAGGACAAACAGCTACAGAAATATCACCGGAAGTAACAAACACAGTAAGCGTTGGTACAACAACCAATCGCTACAAAGATCTGTTTCTATCCGGTTCAATTGACGGCACGCAGAATGCTACCTTCGGCGGTACGCTAAACGTCACCGGAACCACTACAGTCGGTACTCTAAACGGTACAACAGCAAGTGTAACCGGACTAACTACTCTAGCCCAAGTTGATGCTAACAGCGGTACAATTGATGGCACTGTAATCGGCGGCAATACGGCCTCACCAATCACCGGTACGACAATCACATCCACAGGTGGTTTCACTGGTGATCTGGTAGGCGATGTAACTGGCGACATTACTTCTGCTAACACCTCGACGTTCAACAACATCACAGCCACCGGTACAACAACTGGTACGTTTGTAGGCGACCTAACAGGCAACATCACTTCTACAGGACAGTCTACGTTTAACAACGTAACGATCTCCGGCACACTGAATATGGATGGGGCTACAACAGCTACTATCCAGAACTTGTCTGATCCGGTTAACCCACAGGACGCTGCTACTAAGAACTATGTAGACACTAATGATGATCTAAAGTTAGACCTTGTCGGCGGTTCTATGACGGGCAGCATTACGATGCTGAACGGTACTACGATTACAGGTCTTCCTACGCCTGTGTCTGACTCTGACGCCGCATCTAAAAGCTATGTAGATACCGAAATAAATTCTGTTATCGATGCAGCGCCCGGTGCTTTAGATACGCTTAATGAGCTTGCGGCTGCTTTAGGCGATGACGCTAACTTCGCTACTACTACAGCCAACTCTTTGGCCACCAAGCTAAACTTATCTGGCGGTACTATGACAGGTGCTGTGGACATGGGTGTCCATAAGGTAACTAGCACATACGTCCCTGTGGCAGATGCGGACCTTACCAACAAGGCATATGTTGATCAGCAGGATGCACTCAAGTTGAACCTTGCTGGAGGGACGCTTACAGGCGCTCTCGACATGGGGTCTAATGTTGTAACAACTTCCTCCGACCCTACGGCACCTTCTGAGCTTTCCCGTAAAGGGTATGTTGATCAACAGGATGCTCTGCAGGTATCACGATCTGGTGATGGTATGTCTGGTCCTCTGGCGATGGGTCTGAACAAGATCACAAACCTTGGGACGCCGACTGCTAGTACTGATGCAAGCACGAAAGGCTACACAGACGGCATTCTAGGCTCTGCTACAGCGGCGTCTGCAAGCGCAGCGGCTGCAGCCACTTCTGAAGCGAATGCTGCGGTATCAGAAGCTAACGCACTCGCCTCTGAAAACACTGCACAAGATTGGGCTATTAAGACATCTGGAACGGTAGATGGTACTAATTACTCTGCGAAATACTGGGCTACCCAAGCAGACGTAGGAACGGTAGCGACCAACATAGGTTCGATAAATACAACAGCCGCATCAATCGCTAACGTCAATCTCACTGGCGGGTCAATTGCAGCGGTTACTACCGTGGCGAACAACATCAACAATGTTAACGACTTCTTCGATACCTACTTCGTATCGGCAAACCAGCCTACCGGTGCAAACGTAACTGAGGGTGACCTTTGGTTCGACACCACAGCACAGGTTCTAAAGGTACGCTCTTCTAGCGGCTTCCAGAACGCTGGTTCGTCAGTAAACGGCACGGCTGACCGGCAGGACTATACGGCTACGGCCAACCAATCATCATTCGCAGCGGTGTACGATCCCACATACGTTGATGTGTATTTGAACGGCGTCAAATTAGCACCTTCAGACTTTACCGCAACCGATGGAGCCAATGTGGTCTTGGCCTCACCAGCGGCAGCGGGAGATAGCGTTTCTATCGTTAGCTTCGGCACCTTTGAATTGGCAGATCACTACAACAGAACAACAGTCGATGCTCTCATCGATGATGTCGAAACTTTAGCATTGGCAGGTATATAACATGGCTTTAAACACCACTACACTTGAGACAAACCTCAACACTAAAATGAACGCCACCACAGGCACTACTGAAGGCAAGGAGTTCTTGCTCTTAGGTAAAGCTGTCGAGGCTCTTACGCCCTCGATTACAGTAGCTTCCGTGATCGCTGAAGGCACTACGCAAGTCGCCCGTGTGACCTCTGAGGGTACTACTCAAGTAGCTGCGGTACAAGCGGCAGGGTCTAGTTTTGCACCTATTACTGGGTCAACAACGTATGCGCCATTAGCTGACCCGACCTTCACAGGCACGGTCAACGCTGCGGCTCTTACGCTTTCAGGAAACCTCACGGTTAACGGCACAACCACCACGGTGAACAGCACTACTCTGGACGTTGCAGACCTTAACATCACGATTGCTGATGGTGCGGCAGATGCGGCTGCGGCAAACGGTGCGGGTATTACAGTCGATGGTGCGGCTGCTACGATGCTCTACACCAGCGCAACGGATACATGGGATTTCAACAAAGCGATCACAGGGACGTACACAAATCTACACCCAGTGGTTGCCACCCAAGGTGTGAATATTGGTAAAGGTGTCGTTTTCACTGATCCAATGCAGCATTTTACTATGAATGGAAATACAGCATTCACTGTGTATTCGTCTTCGGCTGCAGCAGGTCGAACAGCTATGATGATTTTAGATCGTTCCGCTTCATCCTTCACACCTTCATGGAGTTCGGACTTTAAGTGGCCTGATGCAACTGAACCCACATGGGCAGATTACCGTTACTGGATTGTATCCATGACTTGCTTGAACGGCACAACAGTATTGGCTTCGGCTAGTGGCTACACGGTTTAAAGGAGGGTAAGCAAATGAGTTTACCTACAAACTTTTTTATAGGTCGTGGGGCCGCAGACCCTCTTAAAGATTTGCCCGGCGAAAGCGGTAGGTTGTTTGTAACAACCTCGGATGCCGTTTTTGAACTAAACACAAGCAACTTTACTGGCTCAGTTTTAAGCACTTCAAGTCAAGGTACTGATGCCAACTTCCCTGCACAAATGATTGATACAATGTATGACTCCAATGGAGTTGGCTGGATCATTACTCATAGAGGTGGAGAGATACAGGCTTGTAAGCTCAATGATAGAACAAATGTAGTAGCAACTTATAGAGGGGTAAATTCTAGGGCATTAGGCGTTTTAAGAAATGGTATCCTGTTAGTAGCAACGGATAGCTCTCAACAGATTAGATCTTACACACTAAATACAAACGGGACGTTCACTCATGTTGCTACATACCAAGACTCAAGCGTAACAAGTGCTCAATGTATTATTAGTCCACCAAATTTCTCTTCATCAAACCTTTATGACGGAAGCAACTTAGGCGACTACACAGGAAGTTCCTGCATCGCCGTTGTTTGCGGTAATCAGTACGCCAAGAAACTTATTGTAAGTTCCACTGGTGAATTTACAGCATCAAGTGAAAGATATGTTGGCTCACCGTCACAGGCCACCTATTTCCCTAATGGTTATATCTTGCTCGTAAATAACGGCGGCGATGTTGAAGTCCTAAACCAGCTTATGACAAGGGTACAGCAAGGCCAGTCCGGTCTTGGGGAACCGGGGTCGATCACAATGGGCGCTGACGGGCGTCCGTATATTGGTTTTAGTAACTACCGTTTAAGTAAAATGGGTTCTGGCACAGCCAACTCATTCTCAAATGAGAGTGACAGCTTTACTGGTGATACAGCCACTGCTCCCGATTACCCAACTGGAATGGTCGCTATGGGTGATTACCTTTATTACACTGGTTATCAAAACTCCACTTCTTGGGGTTACGTTAAGCGCCACCCCCTAAATACCTCTTTAGCTTATGGAAATCTTGACCAAAGTACAAATTACCAGAATAATTATTCCCTTGGTCTAACCACTGGAAGACCCCATTGGGCAAACGTAGATGAAAACTTCCTTGTTGGAAGCGGCTGGTAATGAACGTAAATAAGGAAATCACCCCATGAGCAAAGCAAGACTATTAGCCGACCTGATGCGAGACAGCAAAATCTCCCTAGCAGAAGTTTCTGGGGAAGCATCCGCATCAGATTTCAACGTAAACCAATCCGACTATGAAACATCCGATATTAGCCTCAATCTTAAAGTCGAGGCTCTTGAAGACGAAAACTTGTTGAATTTAGGAGTCTAGGACATGCCAACAACAAACACGAATTTTACCTCGCTTATCACAGCGATTGATACCAAA